ATGAGTTTTTTGATGGGCTTGAAGAAAACCAAGGATACGGGATGCCAGATTCAACAGGGCTTAAAATTGCCACAGAATATGAGGTCCCAAATGATGCTCGGTGTATTTATGACTCCTAACGACTAACATGACTTTCGGTGCGGTCAACCTCGACTACCGCACCGGACGTTTTCACCGTAAAGTCGATGGACTGGTTGGATTATTATGGAAGAAATCAAAATAGAATTAGAAGTTCTCACCGAAAGGCGGAATGAAAGGCAATGCGAGATTGCAGAGTTCTTTAACTGTCGCTTCCCGACTGATGTTGAATTTTGCAAAATTGGCAAATTGTGTGATGCGATTTTCACGCTTGAGGAGCGCATTGACGTTTGCCAAACGTTGCTGGACACAATCAAATCCAACAGGTGATATAAATATAAAAAGTCCATCTACGCAGATATTAAAGAGGAAAAGATGACTGCACCAAGAATAAACCTGTCAGATTCGGTGATTGAGCGAATGACCACCGATCAAAGAAAATCCCTTAAAGTTAAAACCAGAAGTGAAATTAACGCAAAACTCGAAGAAAAAGCTGAAAAGGTAATCCAAAACGAAGTAGAGAGCTGGCTTCGGCACAACGGGTTTTGGCCCCGATCGCCCGCTTTCTTGGACGGGAAGGTGCCACCTCGGGGGTGGTACACGCACACAAACAAAGCCAAGGGAAACCCCCTCACGCTCGATCTGACGGCATGGACGCTTGAGGGGGGCAATGTACTGGAATTAGAGCTGAAGACGCTTCACGGGACGCTCAGGCCCCATCAGCGGGTTATTCTGGACACAACGCCGTGTGCAAAGCTGGCGAGGAGCACTGAAGAGGCTATTGAGATTATTAGAGAGTGGTTTAACATCCCTTGACAATGAATGAAGAGAGTGTATCATGGATAGCTTATTAAGCGGAAGGCAATGAAATGGACGATAAGGTACTGAACGAAGAACTGAAATCAAGTGCAAGGCGGCATTCCAAGCGGCTCATCGACAAGATGAAAGAAATCGGTGACGTTCCTGCCGTGGTGCAGGATTCAATCCGCACAGAAATGGAATACGCCACAAAAGACGGCTACCGCATCACCGCCAGACATTTCCGAAATGGAGAATTCTGTGACGAAGACACCGGCAACCGCTAAAAAATCCTTCATCCTGTACGTCGATCTGCACGATGTTGTCTCAGAAATGTCTGAGGATGAAGCTGGGCATCTCTTCAAAGCCATCCTCCATTACCAGAAATTCGGGGAGCGTCCGGACGTTCCTAAATCTGTTAAATTTACGTTCCTTCACCTCGTTTCGCAGTTCAAAAGGGATAATGCTAAGTGGGATGATATTCGCGTAAAGCGTTCTGATGCAGGTAAAAAGGGAGCCAAGCAAAAGCTAGCACTTGCTGGCAAAAGAAAGCAAAAGTCAGCAAAACAAGCTGTTAATGTAAGTGTTAATGTAAATGTAAGTGATATATTAAATACAATGGGGAAGGCTAGAAGGGAAAGTTTTCAGCGGTGGATGCGGTACAAGTCAGAGAAGGGCCAGACGTACAAGCCAACCGGCTTCAAAGCCCTTGTCTCAAAATGGGAGAAGGTTTCGGATGAACGGCTTAACGCCGCTGTAACGCACTCCTCTTCCAATAATTATTCAGGGCTTTTTGAGCAAAACACGCCTGTTCCCACCCCCAACGCCATAGAGACCGGACTAACCGACGAGGACTACAAGCTATGAAAATCCCCACATCCATGCTGAAGCCCCCGGACACGAGGCCGGAACCAGAGGCCAATCTCATTGACCCCCTGATCGAAAAGGTGGGAATGAGCTTTGATAAACTGAGGCTGAAACGAACCCCGCTTATTGAGGCCGTCATGCCGGTTTTTGGGCGCATCTGGTTTGACGTGAAGGATACCGATTTGTTTCAGCATGAATTTTCACAGGAGCGCGTTGTCGATACGGGGTATGCAATAGCAAAGCAGGGCGTACTGCTTGCCGGAGACGTGGGGGTTGGGAAAACAACCATTCTTCGCAGTATGGCATCCAGAATATGCGGTGAATATCTGAGTGTTCCTGAGCTGGCAATTACCTTCTCCCGTTTTGGCGCGGAGGGTTTTTGGGAACTGCTTGAAAGGGCGAGAAGCTGGGATTTATTTTTAGACGACCTCGGAGCAGAGGAAACGGTAAAAAGCTACACCAACCCGCTTCCGATTCCAGACTTGCTTTATCGCCGGTATGATTTATGGCAGAGCAGGGGTATCCGAACCCACATCGCCAGCAACCTGTCTGCCAAAGGAATTGAGGATCGTTACGGGTTGCGGGTGAGAGACAGGTTTCGGGAAATGATGCATGTCATTCCGTGTACAGGGAAGAGTTTGAGGTGATGGAGAAATCAGTTTTGCGAAACAGAAATAACGGAGGACATCATGTGTACTGAAAATGAAAATATTGCGGACGGCGTTGAGCATAAATCTGAATTGACTGGTTCGGTTTCTGCGTGTGACATCATCAAAACGTGGCTCAAAGAAAACGGCTACGACGGTTTGTGCGACAACGATGAATGTGGTTGCGGATTGGACGATCTTGCACCGTGCGATTACATTGGGCTCTATCACTGCGTTGCCGCGCACAAACAAGACAATGGATTATTTTATGAGGGGAAGAAATCGAGCGACGGTGTGAGCCTCGCAGGGAAATAGGAGAGTGATTATGCGTATGAAAACAAATTTCAAAATCTGGTGCGGGGTATTGCGTAGGTTCCACGTATCGGTTCGATTCTTCGAGGTTGCAGCAATCCTTGGGTTTCTCGATAAAGACACATGGAGAACGTTGTTTCCTCCATTCAAAGGTTGGGACATTGGATGCTACTACTGCGACCTGCATGACCGCTCGGTTGAGCGTGGCGTGTGTGGCTATGGAGAAAGGCGTGGTTGGAAAAAGTGTGGTCGCGTTATAGGAGAAACGAACGATAAGATGAGGCTGAAGAGCCGAAGGAGAAACGATGACTGATACAAAAAAGCGTGACGGCCTTGATAGCCTCGATGAACTGGCTGGCCTGCTGGAAGAAGCTTATCGCGCTGGCTACTCACAAGGCTATGAAGGGGGTTCTGTTGACGCTGGATTGCCCCCAACGCATAACGACCATGTTTGCCCGTGGGATGGCGACTACGCGAAGGCTAGGGCGACCACCTTTCTGAAGCAGGCCAACGTACTTGCGTGACCGTGAGCGCAAACCCTCCTAACGACAACCATGAGGCTGAACGGATTAACCAAAGGAGTAAAGCATGAGTGAAGAAGTTAAGAAAAACGCAGGGGGCAGTGATAGCCTCAATGAACTGGTTGGATGGCAAAAGGTTGGGTCTTTCAAGACGGTTGGAGAATTGAGACATCTGCTTCATCAATACGACAAAGAGTGCTCGATTGGGTTCATCAACCAACCAAAACAGGATCTATTCCTGCGAATTGAAGATGGGCGAGGAATGTTAGGATTCCAAAGGCCATCCAACGACCCGAATCAGACTGAAGGAGCAACCAAATGACAATGATCGAACCAAAAACGCCCGATGCGAGTGATAGTCTGAATTTGCTGGTTAGCCAAATGAATCAGGAAATCGCTAATGCGATGGCAGTTGACATTCCAAAAATCATTATGCGAAACGGAACGATTGAATATCAACAATCTCAAACCGTGCGAGAGGCCATTCACATGCGTGACTCTGCTTTAAACACGATGGCTAACAGAAGTATAAATGGGAAAAGTCCATCTACGCATACATCACAGGAATAAAAAAACCTGAACTTTATGCTTGCACTTCCAAGTGCATATGCAATGCTAAAGGAACGATCAGGTTGAGCCTGAAGGAGCAAGCAGATGACTACAGATAAAACACAAAACGCGGGCGTTGCGACTGATAGCGCTCTAACCTCTGGCTCGGCAATGATTATGTCGTTTGTTACCGGACAAGATGCCTCTCTTTTTGGTGGGTGTGGGCGGTGCGACGCAACCGGATTGATTCACATCGAAGAAGGGAACTACTCGACTGATTGCCCTGACTGTCAAAGGAAAATAAATGAGAAAAGGAGAATAAATGAGAACTGGAAAAAATCATAATGTTTATCTCAACCCGGTAGATTGGGATGAGCTAAAAGAAATCGGAGTGAAACATCGCCTCGAACTGGAGAAACCCTCGAATTCTACAGGGGTGAGAGCGCTTCTTCGGTTCTGGAGAAAACATAAAAAATGAAGTCATCAGACATAAAGTTAGAAAATATCGAAGGCGACGGAGTAAAACAGGAGAAATAAGATGAAATGGAAAAACGACACAACAGGCATGGCTCTCGACGGAGGTGTTTACGATGCCGTCTGTTGTAGCATTATTGACATCGGCACCCAGCACGGTGAATGGCAGGGGAAAGAGAAAATTAAACGTCAGTGCATCATCGGGTGGGAGCTGCTTGACGAAACCTATGAAAAAGACGGAGAAACAAAGCGGTGTCATGCCAGCGAGTTTTACACGCAAAGCCTTGATCCCAGAGCAACACTTCGCAAACACCTGAAGGGCTGGCGCGGACGAGACTTCACGCCGGAAGAACTGGCTGGGTTTGAACCTAAAAACATTCTCGGAAAGCCCTGCTCGCTTATGCTGGAACTAACTGACAAAGGGAAGAACCGCGTTGAAGCCATTAGTAAATATAAAGGTACAGATCAGCCCTCCCCGGAGGGTGACATTCGTTATTTTATGATGACGGATGATGACGGGAATATCACCTTTAACGGCTATTTTCCCGAATGGATGAGCGACGGCATTAAAAAACTGATTGAAAAGTCAGATGAGTACCGAATTATCACAGGCGATTTAGTGCCTGTGACGGAGCCTCCCGAGTCCAGCGATTATGTCGGCGATGCTGTTCCTCCAGAAAATGAGGATGATAAAATCCCGTTCTAACGAAAAAGATCAGGGGCTGGATGCTCCAAAGGAGACTACAGATGAGCGATAAAAACGCGGCGGGGCAAGACGTACCTTCCATTGACTGGTTAGCTGTATCGTTGAATGACTTGAAAGCACGAAGAGGGTGCGGATCGGCATACGACCAACTGATAAACGAGCGGAAAATATCCGACTTATTGGAAATGGCATCCAACGACAACCATGAGGCTGAAGAGCCGAAGGAGAAACAATGACAGAGTCCGCAGGATACGACGTTGATTGCACCCATGTCTCCAACTGCTGTGGGGCAGACCTTCGGATTGAAGGAAGGACTACGCAATACTATGTGTGCGAAAATTGCGGATACCCTTGTGATATTCGAGAGCCGAAGGAGAAACGATGACTGACACAAAAAAGCGTGACGGCCTTGATAGCCTCGATTCGCTGGTTCGCCCAACAATCTTACTGGACATTCAAATGTACGTCGAGTGTCCGCACTGCGGAGAAGAACACGATCTTGCGCGATCAGAGTTCAACGCAGAGGGTGAGCACCTTTCTGCCCTATTCACGGGGGACAGTTACGACTGGCGAAAAAACTTGGACGGATCAGAGTTTGAATGTCCAGAGTGCAACAAAACATTTGAGCTAGGCGAGATCGAATGGTGAGGGCGAACGCCACCGATGAGGCTTTGCCAAAACAACAAAAGGAGAATGACCAATGAAGAAAATTAAAACATTACTGTGCGGGTTAGCAATAGCCTCGATTGGCTTGTTGTCTGGCTGTGATGAGCATCAAAAAACAGCCCCCGCTTATCCCCACGACAGAAACATGAAAACAGTAAACAACGATGTCAGCCGAAACGGATCTCGCTATCAGGGAGGGTTCCAAAAAACAGAGTGGGACGGGCACCTTTGGGTTATGCGCGTTCACGGAAACATGGTTGATGCGCTTGCGCATCACCCTGACTGTGCGTGCAACAACAGATGACAGACAACGAAAACAATGAGGGGCGGATTGCCCCAAAGGAGACTACAGATGAGCGATAAAAACGCGGCGGGGCAAGACGTACCTTCCATTGACTGGTTGGAAGTAGATATTCTTTCTGTTGATTTTGAAACAAACGAAATGGTTCTGATTCTACCAAAAGAAGTGGTGGCGCGTGGATTTCACGCCGGAAAAGTTAAGGTTGATCTTTCGGGCGTACAACGTACTTCCAACGACAAGGTGAACCGTGAGCGTAGCGAATAGGCTCCACTTTCTGGTTAGGCGAACACTAAACACAAACAAAGGAGACGACAATGAAAGACCAAGTACTGAAAATTGTAAAAAACGCACTCGCAGGAACCGAAGACAACCTTTACCGCGCAAACATGCAGTTTGGGCGAATGACTCCAGAACAATTAAAAGGCGAATACGGGCAGTCCGGCGAAACGTGCGGAAAGATTATGCAGGGCTACAGAGACGAAAACGAAAAACTGAAACAGTGCGTGGCATGGGTCGAGGACTGCCCCGCCTAACGACAAGATAACCAGCGGGAAAACCGCGAAGGGGTCAAGATGAAGGATAAAATTTCGGGCGGTTTTCACCGTATGGTTCATTTTCTGGTTAGCTTCCGCGCTGGAAGATTGAACGACATCAACATCTTTGAGGTGATATTGCTTTCGGCAATCGTTGGATCATTGCTTGGGGCTATCATTTACATGGGATTCCTTGAGTTAATCAAGGGAAGCTAACGACAAAGTGAGTCTCCGAGGCTCGAAAGGACACAAATGAAAAAAGCATCTGAAATTTTTGAAGACCAAAGAGGTTCGGCGTTTGCTGAATGCGTTGCGGAGCCGAAGGTAGATTCTATGGCTGGTTCGATTCCAGTATTTACGGAAAAAAACTTAAGGGAGTGCTCTTTTTTGGCAGAGGGAACGGTGTTTGTTTCCGAGCATAACGACCCGCTCAAATACTGGGTAGAAATCGCGTTCTGTCGAAGCGTTGGGGTTTTCTTCCAAAAGAAAGACGCTGTCGAGTACGCAGAATTTATCAAATCGAACAGAGGTATAGATATAAAAAGTACATCTACGCAGATATTAAAGAGGAAAAGATGACTACTGGACTATTACTTGCATTAACTATCTGGCTAGAAGCGCGGGACGAACCCTTTGAGGGAAAACTTGCCGTGGCTCAGGTTGTCATGGAGCGGGTGGCGGACAGCCGCTGGCCTGATACTGTCAGAGAAGTAATCCTGCAACCGAAGCAGTTCACCTGCTGGAACGGGCGGACACCATCGACAGCGCAGGTTCCGGCACAGCCTGATGAGGCATGGACGGCCTGCTGCGCCGCCGCAAGAGCGGTGCTTATGGACTCTGTGTTTCCGGACGGCTTCAATCATTATTATAATCCGAAGCGTTGCTCCCCGCTGTGGGCAAAAAGGGCCAAACGCACCATAAAAATCAACAACCACTTATTTTTAGAATTATGACCGCCCCTTTTTTAAACACACTTAATCACAGACGGAGATTGAGACAAAATGAAAAACAAGACTACGAAAAGTCGGAGGGTTAGCTTGATTGATGTTATTGGGCTATCAATTTTGATTGCCGGAATAATCGCCGTTGTGGAGATTCTGCGGATTATTTACACAAGCTAACGTTAATCATCAGTTTCGAGGAGAAAGACTATGACCGAAGAAAACAAACGTTGTACTCGTAAAATGAATGATCTGGTTAGATGTCCTTTTTGCAAGACGGAAGGTGAATATCTGACAACGGTTATTGATGACAACAAAGCGTGGGTAAGTTGCTTTGAATGCGGTTGCAAGGGGCCATTTGCTATTGACTCAAGTTATGGGGATAGCGCGTCAAAGTTTGCACGAATACTATGGAACAACTCAGCATCTAACAGAAGTATAAATGGAAAATGACGGCGCGATTAGCAGGGCGGATTGATTCCAGATTCTGTCCCGAGTGCCGAGAGTGGTATGAGGTGGAGGTTGGTCTGGCTACCAACGCTCAGGTTTACTGCACAACCGAATGCCGGATTGATGCTCGAAACCGGCGGCGGAGAAGGCGGGCCAGAGCAGCCAGCGCAATTCCGGTTGCCGAACAGGTTCGCCGGTGGGATTTACGTAAAGACCTAAAAAGAAAGGATGCGATATGAAAAGCGACAAAATGTCTTTTACCCAATATTTAAAGTTTTGGCTCAAGATCCACTTTGAGGACATTCGCCAGCCAGCAGATCAGGATCGTTATGCAGATGCACAGGGTTTTCATTCAATCTCCCGCGTGGCCGGTTAGTTTGAGCACCATGAAAACAAGTCCGAGTATCGAGCCGAGCAGAGTTACCGCGCCGGGCCAGTTGAGCGCGTGGCGGGGTTTGGTGGCGGGGCAAGAGGCCATGCGAGCGCGGCATTCACGACTGCTGACAAATTCAGCATGGAACTGAATCCGGTTGGCGCGGATGAGGTAGCGGATGGCATCGCTCATGGTACCGGGGTCGCCGCGGTTTCCATTGCTGAGATCATTCTCCAGGCGCTCCCCCTCTAAAATCAGCTCCTTCTGTTCCGGTGTCATAGTCTTCGTCCTTTTGCTCCCGGCCTTTGAACTTTATTGTTATTGCACCGGAATGGTGGTTTCGGGGGCAACGGCTCCGCCGCCTTCCATGTCTCTCACCGCTTCCGAATTGTTGTCGCTGCCGTCTGTATTCTGCGCCGCCGAGCGGCTGGTCAGGGCCTGACTGTTCGCGTTCACCGAATCAATCCGTCCGGCCACGATGCACCCGCTCAGGAGTGCCGCTATTGTTAATAGTACTAGTATTTTCATCGCTTATCCTCTATTGCACCGGAATGTAGTTTATTCTCCGGTTAATTGTGTCTTAAACGCGGCAAAATCGGTAATTCCAGAAATCCCCACAGACTTTCCTTCTGTCATAGACTCCAAAATGTCGGCCATCAATGTTGGAGAGACAGTTAAATTTTTGTGTGTAGTTGAATCAGGCAATATCCACTTCGACCAACAAGATTTATAAACGGTTTCACCCTGACCGGGAATTTGATAGGGGTTGTTGCCGAAGAGCCGATTCGTTTCATTCACCAGCCCCACAGGGCAAAGGATTGCCACGCCGCCACTGTTTTTGGTTGGCCTGATGTGTGCAGCATTATCAAAATCTAAATAGAATGTATCTGTATCATTTACCCACGTATCGAAACGCGGGATGTAATCTCTGGCTTCAACTTTACCGTTCTCGTAAATTTTGAGCAGACATATGCTCATGCCATCCTCAGCAGTCGTTCCCCAAAGAGGAATGTTGGGTTTAACCATGTGGACAATTGACTCATAATGGGCTGATACACGATTATAATGGGAGTGATTATGTCCCATTACCGTCATTTTAATATTGGGGTGTTTTGCAATTACGCGGGAGCGAAACCCTTCCATATCCGCATCCACAGTTTGTCCGTCAACCAGAAAATAAGAGTGCGTTACAATTATACCAACCGCATTAGGGTTTGCAGTAAGAAGGGTGTTCGCCCACGTCTCAACCTCTGTTCTCGGATTCATCTCCACACAAATAAACAGATAATCCCTGCCTTGGACAGCCAGCTTGTAAGCAACATTATTAATGTCCCCCTCTTTATACGCCCCTGCAAAATAAGATTTATTTTCATAGCGGGAAGATGGGAATTCTTCATGCAAATAGGTGACACGACTGTTTGGCAGTTCAGCTTCCCCTCCAACCATATCGTGATTGCCCGTAGCAATTAAAAATGGAACCTCCGCTTCCTCTATCGGCAAAAGAATATTCTTAGCCGCCGCGTTTACAATGCGGTGGAAAGATGCCGGACTGTTGTATTGCGCATTTGACACGTCCCCCACGTGAACTACGAGTTGAATATTCTCAGCAACAATGTTATCCGCAACCCACTCTGCCATGAGCCGTTCGGTTTCCGCATCGGAGCCGTGACTGTAGTGCGTGTCGGGGATCAGAGCCAGTGTCCAATATTCCATTACTCAGCCCCGGCTAAAATTGCAGGCTCATCGATGTATCCATGATAAAACTGCCCAACTGATACATCATCTGGGTTAGCACCCATCCCCACTTGATCAGGAGTAAAAAAAGATGTTGAATCAGTGACGTTGGAAGCAACCAATTCCAGATTATTCCACTCTGTCCCCACCCAGAGTTGCTGGTTGTCAACGGCAAGGAAGCGTCCCTCTACGCAATACCACGTTCCATCATTATATTGTTCGGCAGAAGTTGCGTGTCTCTCTGCCGTATTCCGCATTATCGTGCGAAGTTTTCCATTAGATGTTCCGATATAGAACTGTTTATCGTTTTCTGCCTTGTCGATCAGCGAAATAATTGTTCCGATTGTCGTATTTGTAAATGCCGCCCGTGATCTTATCCGGAACGGATAGCCGGTAATATCATCAATATCACATTGTGCATAATCATCTGCTCCGTCAAAGGACCAGCACTCTTTACCCGCATATGTTGTAGCGGTTGGCTGATAGCCCATTCCCGTCTGTGTCATATCGTTTTCTTTAATGGAAAAATCATGCCAAACGGCATTCGTTGTCTCGGAATCAATAACGGGATATTTTCCACTTAGCAACAATACAGAATCTATGCAGTCGGGATGAAAGGCCGCTAAATGAGCCAACGTCCCGTAAAGATTATCCGCCGCAATACGCGCCGTCTCTTCATCGGCCAGCGGGCCGGAATGAAACTCAACTGTAACGTCTGATAATACTCCATTAGAATACCAGCCATCATACGGGGGGAGGTAAGCCGCCGTATTATTAGTATAATCTTGGCCATCGACATCCAGAAGCCAATATGTATTCCATGCAAGGCCCGAGTAATATGGATGTTCCTCATACATATCTTGAAACGAATAAACTCCGTTACTTAGCGTTCCACTCACGACCACATACGAGTTCGTGAGCCATCCCCCAACCGTCTTCGCCAGATCAAGCGTGTTGGTTGTATTGGCCGCATCCCCCGCAATCCGGGCCGTCGTCTCGGTGGCAAGGCCAGAGGCCGTTGCCGGAGTCGGAGATATGATGATCTCTTTCAGCACCGTTTCACCAACGACTTCGGTCGTAAACGTCCCCCCATAAACGCATCCCGCCAGCAATGTAAGTATCAGTATCTTCTTCATCTTGGTTCTCCTTTTAGTTGTCTACAAGTACAATATCAAATCCCGCAGATACTGAAGCTCCCGTGCCGCCATTCGCAGTCATAGTTACCCGCATCTCAATATCCGTCTTCTCCGAAAACACTTCAGGATCAATATAGTCGTGGACATAAGCCGATGTTCCTGTATCTGAAACTGCGCTTTTGTGTTTCAGCTGAAACACCTGCCCAAACGGTCGGGCAAACAGCTGCACGATGTAGCTGGAGCCTCTACCCGCTCCGGCGGTTGCCGCATACCAACTTCGCAGGTATCCGGTCTTACCGGCAGGGATAGTGTATATTGCCATTAATGTCTGGTTATTACCGTTATCCACCTGCGCTCTAACATCTTCTGAAGCAGTGACCACTCCGGAACTTGTCGGAGAGTTGGTGATGTAGCAGGAAACCTGTCCTACAAAATCAGAAGAGCCGACATTCTTTAAACGAAACACCCGAATCAGAGGGATTGGAATTTCCGCTCGCGTCTGCCCCGTCAGGGTAACAGTCTGCACAACCTGGGTATATCCGCTGTTCAATCCCTGAATTTCAATGTCTCCCGTATCACTGCCGGACGTGCTGATAATACTGTCAATGTTTGCAGAATCAGAATAAGTATACGACATCTCATCAAGACCGCCGTCATTTGCACCGTCCCAGATAGATACACCTCCATCACCTGTGTCAAAATCGGGCGCATTGCCGAATTTATGAATATAAGAGACTCCGGTTACGTTGCCTTGTGCGATACTCAGCCCGCTGGAATTGTCTGAAATGGCAAGGTTTCCGTCCTGCGTAACGGCCACGTTATGGAAGGTATTGTCCTCATCCATGCCGGACAGAGTTGCTTTAACAAGCATCTCAAAATTGCCGCTGTAAACGTTAGATGAAATAGTAGCTTGGTTCCCAAGCGAATCTTGAATCACCGCGCCTACGACACCGGAAACGGTCTGGGTTGTGCCGGAGGCAGGGGTCGTGATAACGCTCTTCACAGGATTAACTACAAACACCTCGCTTGGTTCAGCAAGGCAAATAAACGGAATTAGAAGTATAACAAGACGGCGCATCACAGTTCCTATTTATAGGTGGCGGCAGCACGGTTTGTCCACGCTGTTGTCCATAGCGAATTGTCGCCAGCACCGGAGCCATAAGCATGTTTGATGCTAACAATATTTCCACTCGCATCCTCAATCGTGCGAATAATTTTCCAAACAGCGGCATTTGTGCTTGGCGTACCTGCGGTATTTTCCGTGGTTCTTGTCATGCCCAAATAATTAGTTGTCCCGACTGTTTCACCAATATATGAATAAGCCTTGCCTATATTCTGCGCTATGACTATGAAAGCACAGATCAGGCTCAACATAATTCCAATTATTAACTTTTTCATTCTGATCTCCTGTGAGGATTCCTCACCGTTATTTATACTTTGTCTCAATAAGGGTCAAGGATATTACCCCTTTCTTTCCCACGGCGCTTTTTGTTTCTTCTTTTTCTTTCTGCCCAGCCCGCTAATATACTCGCGCCCTTCTTCAGTACTGTAAACTCCGTAAATCAGAGCTTTAATCGCATCATCATTTTCAATGCTAAAGAGCTTCTTCCCTGCCACATCCTGTACTTCTCCGCCCTCTGCAACAGCAGAAAGAACATCAATTATGCGGGCATAGCTTGCCCCTCCACCCATTCCAAGAGTTGCCAATCCGTAAGATGCCGCCCATTTATAAACACGCTTCGGATTTTTATGTTCAGCCAAATCATAAACACCTGCGAACAAATTATCAAAATTGCGTAACAGGTCGGGCCGGGTTTCTTTATAGTGAGCAAACCGTGTTACAGGCCCGTATTTTCTCAAGAATTTTCCAATCTCTTCATCTGCCTTAAAATGTTCTGCCAGAAAAGCGTTTATTTCAGCATCAATAATATCTCCCGCATACGGAACAAAAGTTCCTGCCGTATAATAAGAGCGGCCCGTCAACCACTTCATAAATGCAGAAATAACCGTGGCCGACATTGCCAGCCATAAAGCCCGCAACATTCTTTCTTTTACACTTAACGGCACCCCCAGCCCCATAATGGTTTTTGCATGATTCATTGCTGTAACAGCAAAAGTCTGATGGCTTGACAACATTTTTAAAACATCCGAGTTCTGAATAAATCCGCGAGTTTCCCGACGATAATTGGATTGAGTTTCCGCACCAATAATATCAGCATATAAAGCAGCTCTTTCACCCTTCATTCCCATTTGCTGTGCTTTATAATTCATGCCGATTACAGAAGCCCGCGTTAAATACCGCTCTACAAAAGTTGCCCCCTTATTCAGCATTTCATTAAATACTTCTATAAATGAAAGACGGGAGCCAGAAACATCTTTAACCTCCGTTGCGCCATATAACGGCCCGTAAATATCAGAGCGTTTCATGGTTTCAAACGGGCCGTAATCACCCATATTTTCAGTGGTCGGCTGTGCTGCTAAAAGAAGCCCCCTGAAGAAGTTAATCGGCCCTGAACTGCTTATTGAAAGCCCTCCTGAAGTCCATTGTGTACCAAGCATGAACCCTGCATTTCCAACCAGGTGCGCCCGAACTCGCACACCCTGCCATTCCCGCATTAGCTTTTGCGCTTGTGAACCAACCTCAATGTTCATTCCAGAATCAAGTTTGCTTATATCACCAACAAGAGCCTCTTCAATATATCGCTTCCAATATCCGTTATATTTCGGAAACCCTCTTGTTCCATCTTCCCGATAAACTTGACGTAATGCCTGCCGATACAAATTGATTTTGCGAATCGCAGGAGAAATATAGGCATGATTTATCAGCTTATGAAGGTGAGCATACATCTGATTAAAATAGTTTTCCTGCTTTGCTCTGGTCTTAAAAGCCTCCGCCCAATACTGCTGATCACTACGCATAAGCTCATAGCGTGATTTTACATCTATATTGTGTCGCTCAATCAAATCTTCTATGAAAAGAAGAGATTCTTTAATGAAAACTACATCCTGCTGATCTTCTGCGGCAAATTCTTCAATCGGATTTTTCCGCAACATATCCAGCCCGTATTTATCAGATACAGCATAAAGCTGTTCATTTGCAGATTTGCTATACGGGTTCATGCCGTGTTTACGGTACAAATCAGCCAAAATTCCTTCTTCGGTAAACAGTGCCGTGTTTTTATTGTTTACCGCTTCTACGGTAGGAATCGCCACGCCCTCTGTAGCCCCGCCAAACCCGTTTTCCACATTATCAAACTTCAACGCCTGCAATCCAACGTGTTCCGTTGAACTGTTGGTATCTTTTTGATTAACACGGGCATATAAATCCGTCATTGCAAAAACTTGATTTTCATCCAATTCCTGCAAATTGACCGTAACACCTGATGCATCAGCATCCCGCAATACTTTTTCAGCCGCCTCGATTTTCTGCTTCGCGTCTTTGAGTTTTGTTTGATCTTCTTCTGACAAAAGCCCGGCAACTCCCTCATACCGCTTAATCAACGTCAGTCCTTCAGCCAATTCTCCAACATTGATTTTATCAGCCAGCTCTACAATTTTGGCTTTATGTTCAAGACGTGCCAGCCCTTGGAAGTATTGCTTTACAACCGCCAAAGAATCCGTGTTATACACTTGCGGAGAAACATCCTTTTTACGGGAAACCATACTTCCAAATTTCAGGTCTTCTTTTTGAAGAATCCAATCTGCATCTATTTCTTCTTCACTCATATATCGGTCAGCTTTACGAAGCGGAAAAAAGTAATCACCCCTGGGATTAAACCGGTCTCCGGTAATTGCTGCCGCATGAACAATTCTGTCCCGCAAAAGGGGCCGTATCTGATGCCAACGATCATAAAAAGATTTTGCCCGAGAAGACAGATCGACTCCTTCAGTCATTTCCAAAAACTGAATCTGTTCAGCGGTCAGATCTTCTGTTTTAAGTTGATTAAGCTGATCTCGCAAAGTTTTTTCAAATATGCTTTGAACATCATCGTCTGTCAGTAAAGAAAGAATAGCCCCAAACTCTGCATTAAAAGCCTGCTCGCCGCGCAAATTCAACTCAGTATTGAGTATTTCTAAATCTTCATCACGGATTCTATCAAACGGAAGGATTCTTTCTGCGGGATAAGAAATATCCTCAGCGGGTATTGTCGCAATTTCCTGTGTAGGTTTGGCGGGATCGAAATTAACCACCTGCTCATTATAGCGGGCAAGTGCTGCCGCATCACCACGAATGGCTTTCTTGAAATTTTCCTGCTGTTCACTTGGTTTATACATCAGGTCAGCATCTTCGTCGGAGAGAGTTTCTCCTAGATGCTTGGCTTCTTGCGGGGTCAGAACCTCGGTGAACGCGTGACGGGTAGCAGGAGCCTCTTGGGAGGTGGGTTTGGCAACTATCGGCATAATATTAGCAGACTCATCGGTGTATTCCTGTATTTGAACCCACTTGTCGCCAACCCTAACCTCGATGTTCTTTGGGGAAACAGCTTGCGTGGAAATGTAATCACCCCCATCGTTGCTTACATCAGACACCATTGTGTCCGTCTGTTTTGTTCTTAACAGTCGCCCGTTTTTTCTGGTCGCATATGACTCGCCATAAACCTCCGTGTCTGCAAAATAGTTTTTATCTCCCGTTAAACCTTCTTCTCTTATTCTTCGGAACGCCCCCTCGCTAGTCCCGTGATAAACCCACGCCACATCCTTCGCCCCCTCTTTAGCAGGAGCCTCTTGGGAGGTGGGTTTGGCTTCGCGAATAATGTCTTTATCTAAAACAATATACGAATCGCTTTCTGTCTTTCCCTCGTACTCATTTCTGTAAATAATGGAGTCATAACCCATTTCAAGAAACGTGTCTCTAACGACCTTTGCCGAATCTCCGCTTGATACACGACTTTCAAAAAATGTTTTTTCAGCTTCGGTCATCCCAGTTTCGTCTGAATATTTTTTCCCGCCATACTCCAGCTTTCCACGAATCGCCAAAAGATACTGGTCTGCAACATTCCAATCGGAAATGTCTGGCAATCTGAGCGTTTTCTTCGGGGTTATGGTGCGGGAATAAACCCTTCTGCCAAGCCCTTTTTGAACGCCAATTCTGTGAGTTGCGACCTCTTCTGTTCCAAAGTGTACGCCAATATCGCCCTTTTCAACATCGAACGATGTTATTGACTCGTCTCTTGAGCCGTGGAATACATCAAGCCCCTCTTTAGCAGGAGCTTCTTGGGGGGTGGGTTTGATTTCTGGCGAGACGTAAGTTTTCGACCCATCGTCATTAACTATCTCTGTCCACCCTTCACTCGTGCGTTGCTTGATAATGTTTTCAAGAACCTTTTTAAAAACGGGAAGCCCCTTGGCCTCTGGAGACACGGTAAAGGAAATTACATTGTCTAGCAGGTTCTTTCTGGTCGGAAACGGTGCTATAAACTCAGCAGACCCTTGCTCTATGTGGTGATCCCACCCAGGAAGGTTTTTGTTTATCCGCAACATCATGTCATTAGGAGCGCGCATCTCAATCAAAACGCCAGTGTTTTCTTTCTGTCCAAGAGCCAAATCCTTGTTGTTTGAGAAGAACAGTTCTCCTGCAATTTCACCGCTTGCCCTGTCGTCAATAAACTCTAAAGATCGCTCGATGTTTGTCTGACGAAATAGCTTATCCGTAAAGGTGCTGGCTGGTTCAAGGAACTCGCTTTTCGATTTTATGACCCCGTTTTCTCCAATCTTTGGCATCTCCCCCTCTTTAGCAGGAGCCTCTTGGGGGGTGGGTTTGTACTCACCGCTTCGGCTAAACGGGAAGGGAACCATGTCTCCGTTTTCTGTCTCTAGCATTGTGGGGAAGTCTTTTACATAGTCAAAGCTTTTCGGGTTATCCTGCTCGCCCCATCTTATCGAAGGGCCATCTCCCGTATCAGACTTGACCACAACTGGTATGGTTTTTACGCCAAGCTCTTTTAGAGCCATTGCTCTGTGCCTGCCCTCATGCGACATAATGCTTACCGACTCTCCCATGTTTTCAAAACGCAAATACGGCAAACTTTCAAAACGTGTTTCAGATGAAAGAAGGTCTGATACCGTTTTTTCTTTCGTCTGGTCTTTTACGGGCAGATGTTCTGCCATGTTTAGAAAATCATCAATTGGCATCCGAACAAGAGTCTCTCTTGATTTTGGATTTTGATTTGATGCTCGCTCGATTTCTGTTTGGTCAAAGTATTTGTCGCCATCTCCCCCCTCTTTAGCAGGAGCCTCTTGGGTCTCAACCATAGACTCAATTTCATCAGCCAAATGCTCCTCAACAACCTCTTGGGCTGTCTCCTGCGGGCTCTCCGACTCAACAATGCGCTCTGCATACTCTGGAGACTTCTCACCAAATAACGGTTCTATCTGCTGTGTAATCCGCTTCTTTGCCACCTCTGCATCCACATCCTGAGCAAATGCTGTGATAGAGGAGCCAAGCGCACCAAGTAATGCCCCGGCCCTCGCATTCGCCCAAAATTCAACAGGTTCAATCTCTTTATTTAAAAGCTTCTGAAGCAAAACATACTCAAACCCCTCCTGTCCACCCTCGGTAACAGACCCAAGAGCAGCTTGGGTCGCTGTTTTAGCAAGCACCCGTAGCGCAGGAGATGATAGCTTGCCGCCAATGCCACGAAGCGGTCTGAATACGCCACCAATCACCAAGTCTGAAAGAACCGCCGTCGGAGCCGCTACAGCCGTATAAATACCGGCAGCGTCATGAGCATCACCGTCAGAAAGACCGTCATCTTTGGCTTGGGAGAACGCCTCGTTGTAGTACATCCCGATGTTGATTGGCACAGAAGCAGATAAGCCGCCGATAAATGAACCGGAAGCCCTTGTTCCGCCAGCCAAAACCGATAACGATCCGCCAAACAAACCAGCTCCCGCGACTACAGGAATAATAGATAGCAACTGACCGCCGCCGGATGTCCACACCGAGTTCAACGCATCTTCGTGAGCCACCTCATCAAACATCCCCTTTTCGGACATAACGTTGTACAGGTCATTTCCATATTCAGTCTGATAATCACCCATATTCATAAAGAAGTCATAGGAAGGACTGTTTTCTCCATTCTTGGAGTAGTTTCTCACCAACCCAGCAATCATCTTGTTTCCACCGGAGGCGGTATGCCAAACGTGCTTTGCGGTATGCCCTGATAAAGCCCTCATATAATCCCCGAAAGTCGCTTTATCATTAATCTCAAGGCTCATTGGGTGGGCATCGGTCTGTGCTATTTTATAGGTATTGCGAAGGGATCGAACCGCCGAAGTATAGGAAGCATTTTCTCCAAAATCAGCACGAACCCGATTGGCTACGGCTTCATCACTCAATTCAGTGCCGTTCTTGTAAGAGTAATAGTTTTTAAGAAGAACGTGAGAATGAGTTTCATCATCAGCTTCAACAATCTGTTTTGGAATAGAAAGAATGCTTGCTTCTGCTGTTTGCGGATTAAATGCAGAGGCATTCACCCTGCCGGAGTTAATTAATGTAGAGCGCAATTCTTCTTGCGTTGTCCCGTCAGGGATATTTTGTACAAGCGTGCCATTTGGAAGCCTAATATCCATTTACTTCGCTTTTGGTAATGAATTAAAATCAATTACATTTTCTTGCCGTGGAGCTGTTCCGGGTGCCGTTATCTGCCCAAAAATGCGGAGTTGTCTTCCTGTCATTAACGAGGCATTGCGAAGCTCTGTGCTTTTAGTATCCGCAAGATTTCCAAGTTCCCCGATACGTGCCTCCAGTGCGGACTGAACTTCTTCGTCAGTACCCGTTTTTCCTTTTTCCACCATGCCCAGCATATCATCAATAAATGAAGTCCATATGCCAACTTCTCCAGAAGCCTTTACTGCACTCGTATAAGCATTATAAAGACGATCATATTCTTTTGCGGTAAACTTCCGTTTCTCTTTGTCCAGAGGAAGACTGGTTTTGCGCTCTGAAACAATATACTCAATAATCGCCGCTTTTTGCTGTTGATTTAAAGCATTTGACGCAGAAACATCTTCAATAGTCTGATCAACATCTTCGGGATTTCCCCCAAACCAACGAAGTGATCCTGTCATATTTTTAATACGTTTCGCTAATCCCTGATTAGTCCTTGCAAGAACTTTGATTCCCTCATTACGAGCATCTCGAAGTTCAGACTTGTTTTCAAAGCTCCCCGTCTCGGTACGCTCATAAATTTCAGCAATAGGCCCGGTATTTGCAATGTTTTCAAGCCACGCCGCCGCATCAGGGATGTTGGCTTCAATTTGCCCGCCAATCTGGTCAACAACTCCGGTAACATCTTCGCCCTTCCCGATAGCATCAGCAATTTTTCCGATAAGCCCCCACGACTCTGTTATCATTTTGTTTTTAAGGGCGGCAGAAGATTTTTTAACAGCCGCATACTGTGCAGGAGTCAAATGAGCCTTGATTTTATCAAGACTTTCTTCAAAATTAACTACTTGCGGAACATTCTGAAGCTCAGATAAAGCTCCTATTGCCGCACTGTAAGTTCCTTCTGTACGATACCGCTCAAGCTCTTCAGGAGAAATCAGCCCCTCCATCTGCATCAATACTTCATCAGACTGTTCAGATAAAGCGAGATATTGATCTTCATCTCCGGCAAGGTAAGCATCTATTGCTTCTTTGCGAATTACGTCAGCCTCACTCTTAATTCCCACCACCGCCTTCTGCATGGCAAAATGATTCCCTTCTTTATGCCACGCGGCCTGTTCATAGGCCGATCGCTCTCGATGATAAAGCTGGAAGTCATCAAGAGCCCTCTTAGAGCCGCGCCAGCTTTCAATAAGTCCGCCCTCCCAGTCCTTCATGCTCTCTTCCATGAAAGCGGCTTTATGCTCCGGTGTTTTATCACTAAATCCAAAATTTCTTTCGTCCGGCGGCTTTGCCATTTCAGCATCAAATCCAGAAGAAAGAGCATTTGTTTTTTCAAGACGGGCCACTTTAGCTTCAGACAAAAACCCCTGATCCTTAAACTCCCCGATCTTCGCCACCATCTGCCCAACATTCTGCACCTGCCCGCCTAACTCACCAAGCGCAGAGGCTACAGGGTCAGACCCCTGTAATTTTACCGTTCCGTCAAGCCGGGCCGGTTGCTGTTCATAAGTTGGTATTGCCATAATAGTCCCTTATGCAAAAAATTCTGAAATACGAGTACCCGAATTTAACAAACTGCCAAATGCCCCGATTCCTCCCGCTATACGAGAACGTCCAGCCTGTTGCTTCTGAAACTTTCCCTGTATTCTGGACTGGGCGGCCTGAAACCTCCCTCTAAGCCTCACGTTGATAGCATCCAGTTCATAGGCCTCAATAGTGTCTGCCATGACCTCAAGGGGCGTTCCGGACATCCTAACCCCCGCCTTGGCGTAACGAGTGCGCTGCGTGCCTATTAAGGCCCTCCCCTGTCGTCGTATATACTTAGCCTGCTCATCAGCATTCATTATGCTGATCTGAGCATCTATCCTGCTTTGCCGGGCATTAAAATCACCAAGATCGCCCTGAAACTGACCTTGCTGATATTGCCCAAAGGCGGAAAAAAGCCCCCCTGTGGCAGTCAGTCCGGAACCCCATTTCTGATAACTTGTTGCATTTTCAAACATCAATCCATCCCCGTTGCATCTAAATACAGACTGATAGAAAGAAGTTCAAGCGGTACAGGTTTGTCACTAACTATCCAAAATTCCGGCGAACGCGTAGTCGGAGCAATAGAGTTTAAGTCTTCAAAATAATCTCCATCCAGCCACGGTTCTGTAAGAGTAACCTCCTGAGTCCACAAACTGTTTGTATCGACTCCGTATTTAAATGTCCCTGAATTATTTACTTTATAAACTACTTTTTTAAGTGTCTTGGGATAAGAATAAGTAAATGAATCATTTCCGATAACTTCAATGTGCATTGGACTTACCCGTGCAGTAAACGGCAGTCCGGCAATAACTCTTGAGTTCGTAGTGGAAAGGGTTATTACCCCGTTAGTGGAAACCGTTACATTTGTGTGTACTGTCCCGTCAGCCAAAACCGACACATCCTGTCCGGATAAATGCGTCAGGTTGGAAAAAGTGGATTTTGCCGCTCCATCATAATCAAGTCCGCTATCTACAAACCACGCATCCTCATCATCACTTCCCCAATCTAAGGGAGTAAACCATTCTATGAACCGCCCGTTTATGCGATTCACAACTAAATATACCCGATCTTCCCCTGAAGAGGGAATTACTGCTGCGCTCTCAAAATCTCCATCTGTAGTATGTCGATGCCATCCGTAAACATTTTGCTCTTTGTTATAGGTCAGCCCCGCTAATATCCCATCATCGCGAACAAACCAAATAATCGGCTGTGGCTGCTGCTGTTCAGCATATTGTATAATTCCAGACTCAGTAATATGCTCTGCAAGAAGCGTAGTATCATTAGACTTATATTTGTCAGCTTCTAAACTAAACTCAAATTCACGAACCTTCCGTCCCTGTCGCTGAACATAAATTACATTTTCAGCAGCAAGTAAAGCCCCAAGCCCATCCTGAGAACCATAAGAGCTTTGTCGCCGGGCTTTAACTGTTTTGAAATTCAATGGAGTCGCATCGTCCCCTCCGGAAATAATCCATTCACTGCCAAGAGTCCCGATATAAAGCTGATCACGTCCGATCATCCATAAAACTACATTGTCGGAATTGATTTCAAACTGTAATCCATCATCATCATTTAAACCCAACTCAAAATCATCATAAAGATCAGTTTTTGATCCCCAAATAGTATTTACTTCATACTCAGTATTCCCAAGCATCAATCGGTTTTCGTAAAACTCACAAGAACGGGGATGTCCCCGCTCGTCAGAAAATGCCGCTTCAGACCATTTTGCTGTTTCATTTGTGGATACAATCCCATGAACAGAGTCTACTGTCCCTGTCACAACCGTCGAGGAAGCGAAACCGGTTATTTCCACTAAACCGTTATGCCAAGGCTCATGAACAGTAAAAGTTAAAACACAATAATTATCATGAGATGGAGTTTCTTCATCAAAACGAACCCGATAAAAAACATCATTTTCCGTTTCCGTTCCTGATCTTTCATAACTTTTATACAAGTCTGAATCTTTATCGTTAAAATATTGACGAAGAACCGCCCATGATTCTCCATCATCATCAGATACTTCTAAGTAAGCCACTCCTGTCCATTTTTGTCTGCCGGAAACAACAAACTCCCAATCTCCTTTTACTGAAATAGAATCACTCGTAAAATCATTTTTACCTTCAATATAAAGCACATTGTTTGTTCTGGGATGAGAAATCTCCCACACAGACCCAATATGATCTTCTGTAAAGATTTCTTCAGAAGATGTAATGATTACCCCTCCGGCAAACTCATTCAAAAGTCCGAAAATCACACCATTTGTCTTGGTAGAAAAAGTTACGCTTGTTCCTGTCCATCCGGTTGCTTCGTCTGGAAAATCCGTATCATCTGTAGAATACTGCAATTCTCCATCTCCGGGCCATTCATAGATTTGCCATTTATCATTATTCCACCGAACGCTATATCCAGATTTCTCATAGCGGGGCTTTCCATTCTGCATGTGGTCATATTCATACAATCCATCTGCTCCCGAATCATCACAATCGAGTGTAAAATAATATAAAGAACCAAAAGGCGCTACTTGCAAAGTATGATCACTGTCATCATTTTCCTTTAAAAGCGGAGGATAGTCCCACTCAACCTTCTCCATTATAAATGTGGGATCAGTAGTTTCTCTGGTCAGTTTATAAACAGGATAATCAGGATGGGTAAAATACATTTCATTTGCAAATTGTGCTGTTTGAAAAGTAAATACATCATTACTTGAATAAGGAGTAACAACCTCAACTGGAACAGAACTGGTTTGAATCTGAACTCCATCCGCATAAAATCTGATATATTCATGGCCGGCCTCAAGAATGTATGACTGATCAACTCCTATACTCATAGAAATCAGCCGTGCCACACCACTGTTCTTTGTTTCGGCTATATATTGCGTTCCGCTTCGTTTTTGCACCCCTCCATAAGGAAGGCAAATCATATTCTCTAATCGCCTGCACCCGCTTTTATATTTTTTAAAGTCAATGCGGGCATTAATATGCGGAGAAAGCTCGCCGCCATTAAATGTATTTAAGACAACAAGCTCGGATTGTGCAACAAACACCCCGAATGCCGCGCCAAGCAAAATGGCAACATAAGATTTCATTACAGATAGCGTTCAATTAAATGCTTAATCCTATCATATTCTTCCGGAATCTCATTTTTATGTAATTTTACCATTCTCAAAAAATTACGGTCTTTATCGCCAATCAATCCGCGAGCATCACGAAGCTCTTTGACAGAAACCTTTTTGACAGAAACCTTTTTAACTTCCTTCGGTTTTGTTTGTTTAGATTTTGTCTCAATAACCGGATCAGAAACCGACAACCCCAATTCTACCACCTGTACATCTGTAAGAATGTCCATATGATGGTCGTTTCCTGTTTTGTCTGCAATTTCCCGCCACGGAATATCAAGTAATTTCGATGCTTCATGTATTCTCATTCTATCCTCCTACCCCTGAACGGGCGTTTTCCCATTGGTTGTTTTCTACAAAGCCTTCTTTGTCTTCCATCGTATCCTGCTGTTTGGCATTTGGAAGAATATATTCAATATAGCTCTTAAAGAGGATATTATAAAGCTCAAGGTCTTTCTTAATGGCAGTAGATAGATTGATCGCCAGCCGATATGAAATCAGATCAGAAAGTAAAATATCAAATTCGCTGTAATCAGTTGGCAAAGCAATATATTCAAGAAAAATGTCTTCTGCATCAGTATGAAGCTTGCCGTTAATAATTTTCCAGCGATCAGCGGGAATGTAATAACCCGAATCATTCCGAAGACGGATTACTTTTATATAATCATCAGGAAGAGTCAGCGCATAAGTAAAATGTAAATCAGATGAAGCCCCGTCGCCATCATCATAATCATGAAGTTTTGTTGCGCAATTCCAGTCATGATCACGCAGAACAATTTTTGCAGCAGGTTCAATCAGTTCGAGAGCCGCAACCGCATTAGGAGTAGATCCTGCATCAAGTTGTGCCTGTGTTACGGTTTGAGTTCCGGCAAGAGCAAGCGCACGGTTAATAGTTTGAAGTTTAGTTAGTCCGTTTGTTAATGCCATAGCCCCGCCCTCTTAAAAATGAAGGGGCGGGAGACAATCTCCTCGCCCCGCAGTTCGAGCTATTTAATGTACATAACCCATCCGCTAATAACCTTGGCGGCTACCCATACAGGATCGCCGGCCGCAGCAGAAACAGCAAGATACACCTTTTTATCAAAAGAGGCATATGTTGCATTGGCTTCGCCGATACCACCTGCGGCTCCACCGGTATCCCAACCTGAATCATTCGGATTGGCTACACCGTCAAGAAACAGGTCTATATCATCAGCGGTAGAATCCGCGTCATTAATATAGCCGTTACCATCAGCTCCGATCAATCCAAGATCAAGAACCTCTGAACCACCCATATCCGTAGATTTAATTGCTCCGCCAATAATCCTCACACTAGCAGGGATTTCAACAAGAGCAACTGTACCATTGGTCAGGGCCGTAGTAGTATGTGTGAAATATTTCACAACCACTTTACCCGCCTCAGTCTGAGCGATGCTGTCGCCAGCGCGAAGCAAGTCGAGTTGGTCTGAATAATCAGAAGGCGTTACAGCAGAAGCCATAAACACCATTCCAAACACAGCCAGTAATGTAATCCATTTCTTCATAATTTTTCTCCAGTTATTGAATTCAAGTTAATTACGGAGTCTGATCAGAAAGAATACCGATCACGCCGCCCTGTGCAATCATGCGAGTTACACCAATCTGAATCCGACTGTAAACATGCGGATCGTAATGATTCTTCTGCAACTCATCCGAACGGACAAACGGCGATTCCCACTGTGCATAAGCCATTCCGCTTTTAACAAGCATTGCACACATGCGAATATCGTTAGCTCCGGCATCGTCTGCTGCAAACCCCTCTTTCGACCATGATTCATTGATCCCGGTCGCGGCATCATTGGCATACGGACAGGCTTCATCGACAACGATCTGCTTGATACCAAGGAGTCCCTTCGGCATATCAAGTCCTGCAAGAGCCGCGCTGGTCTGATAATCCAGACTGGTCAGCTTTTCCTGCAACTTCATGTCTGCTTCCACTTTCGGTGAAACAACAAGAGTCAGCTCGTTGCGCGGATCATTCGGATCAATTCCACGGCTTTTTGCCAACCGGATTGCTTCCACAATCTTATTGATATTCATACCGGTAGAACCAGAGCCGCCAAAAGCCGCCGCAACCACATCGGTTGAAGCCGCATTAAAGGACTCGCTTGTGCCACCGGCCTTTCCAGTGTAGGCCGTACCAAACGCGGCGGCCATAACCTGCTGGGCACACTTGCGCCCAAGCGCATACTGAATCTGCATAGACAGATCAGAACGCGGATCAACCAATGATTCAACAGCATCTTTACTATCAAGTTGAGTAGCAAGATAGTGGAACTGCGGAACAACACGCCGACGAGAAAACTCGCCGTAATCAATATCATGCTCACCATAGCGAACACGACCGGTATTTGCGGTCATTGCCTGAATCTGATTAAAATACGCTTCTTCACCCTTTTTCTGTCCTTTATTGGTCAGATAAGGAAGGAGCGTCATTTTTGATTGAGGCAGCTCTTGAAGAGTCGCCTCAAATGCCTTTGTAGGCATTACTTCATAAAAGGTATTACCCATTGTTTTTCTCCAGTTAAGTTTTACTTACCATTCGGTAAGATTGTCCCTCAACCGGAGGGGTCCTGCCTGCATTTTAAGTCTGCTTGACCGACCCTTCAAACAAGGCTCTTACGAGTTATCTTAATTGAACGAAATCTAAATAAAGAAATACCCAAAACCGTTTGCAAATGTCAAGCGTTTTTTTGCTCAAGCTCAAATTGCTGCTTCAAAAGTCTCGTCATTTTTTGAACAGCAAGTGCATGTTTCGGGCCATCCTGACGAAACTCATCAGTGGCGCGAAGCTCATCAATCTGCACCTGCAAGCCCTGCGTGCTGTTCAAACGAGACTCTTTTAGAGTAGTTGAATCGCTTGTTACTTCCGCAAGTTTATGAAGAACCTCCATTGCAGTCGTAGTTTCATCCCATCCGAATTTCCCCATAACCTCTTTTTGAGTCGCTACAAGTTTTTCAGGGGCAAGACCGACTTTAGCAGCAACCTCTTTCAGTGCCTGCTCCTGCGCAGCCTGCGCCTCTGTTGCATTTTCAAGCTGACGAATGATGTCAGCTTCGGCAAAACGATCAAACGCTCTATCATAAGCACCCACAATATCATTCGGAGTTTTGGAAAGTTCTTCTCTGAATAACGTCAAAGACGATTCACGAAAACCGTTAAATTCCTCCATAGATGCTTTGGCGTGATCTCCAAGCCGTTCTGTTAGCTCGGGAGAAAATTCAACTCCGCTTTTATCGGGGTCTCCACCAATTACTTTTTCAAGATATGCGGCCTTCTGCTCATCTGAGGCATCTGCGGCGGGAATATCACCCTTTTTGCCCGTCATTTCCACCATAGAAAAAATGGAGTTGGCAAGCCCTTTATCATCAGTAAATGTGTTAAGCCATTTCTGTTTATCTTCAGGAGCCCCGTTTTTTAACGAATCCAGCATAGACGGACTCGATGCGGCTTCCTGCGTGGTGTCACTTTCGGACGCGGGACTTTCTTTCGTTACAGCTTCTTCATTCATTATCCTCTCCTTCTTTTAGTTCTGCTTCTGTTGCCTTTACTAAATTTCTTAGCATTTGAGAGTACGCCCTCGCACCCTCTTTAGCAGCAATCCATTCCTTTGCATTAGCCTGATAAATCATGGAAACGCTCTCTTTACCCACCATAGTATTAGTACGTAAATCTGAAAAAATAGATGTGTGAAGTTCAAACCACGCATCTACATCATCAAGCGTTTTTAGAGCATCCTCATTATCAAGAAAGCGGGTATAGCGAGAAAGCCGTTCGCCAAGTCCGGCTTTTATTTCTTCAGGAGTTGTTTCTTTCATAATTGTCCATCAAGGGCGCGCTGGGTTAAAGAACCTTGGCCGGGCGTACCGCCACCCTTACTTGCGGCATCTGCCAACCTGACTGCATTTTCCATCTCAGCCTGCCGCGCCGCCGATGCTTTATAGTCATTTACAATCTTCTTCACATCAGTCCTCTTGCGAAGCATTTCCATTGGCGCGTTTGTTCCTTCAAAAATTTCTTTCGGCAATTTTATCGTATCAATAGAAGCCATTAACTCTACCTGCATTTCAGGAGCAGGCAATCCCTGTGAAAACTCTACCAGGAATCCAAGAGCCTCGCGTTCCGCCAAAAGCCGAATACGTTTCTGTGCATTGGATAAACGGGATTTATACCGTATTTTCAACCGTCCGCCAAATTGTTCAAGAAGCTCGTCCTTAGAACCGAAATCTTCGAATTTCCCAGCTTCCGCCAACTGATAGAACCGCATTTGAAGAAGTTTATTCAGAAGGTCGTTTTCAAGAGGGGTTACAATCTGTGAAACCATCTGATGTGATTTCTGCACCCGCTCCCTCATTTCCGAAGCTGTCATATTCCGGCGATCTTGAAGCGGATTAAAATAGTCGAGGAAGAAAAGCTGGCGCATGGTATCAGACAGATATTTTATCCACGACTCTCCATCTTCCACTTTGGCCTGAGAAATAATCTGATGAGGAGGATGCCCGGAAATCCCCACATCTTTATAAAGCAGGATTCGGAAATACGCATCTTTTTCATCAATTATTTTATAAGCGTTTTGTCCCTGCGATGCAGGAACCCCAAGGAAGGGAACGGTATTAATCGTTACCGCCCTGCGAATGGCTTTCATGCCCTCTTCAATCTCGGCCATTGTGCAAACAGCATCAATACACGGCCCGCGCCCCAACGACTCGGTACGGCTTCGACGAACAGCGTAAACAGCAAATTTCTGGTAATCAGAACCTCCCTTCTCAAGCAGGTGGGCTTCATCGCCCATTTCATAGGTCAACACCACATACTTTTTATTATCAATATCCTTTTTAAGGGCATCCCGTTCTTCACGTTTGGCGCAATAACAGATAATATCAATATCTTGATCGGGATTCTCTTCAAATTTATTTTTGCAGTTTTCGGAGACATTCTTCAGTCCAAACCGCTCAACTAACGCACCTGCCGTGGTAGTCTTTTTAATCCAGACCGTATCTGCTTCTCCGTAATAGTCCCTCGCAAACCAAAAATTACCAAAGGGAACCGCGCTGTCTCTGATTTTCTCTTCACCTGTATAACGCTCGGAATACTGACATACCGTTCCGTCCTCACAGGAAGAGGCCACCGCCAAAGCAAATTCACTCACAAAATTGGAATGATTGATGGAGTCCATCGTAAGTTCAGTCAGTTTACCGAGAATATCATACTCATCTTGCGTGGCATCATTGACATAATATTCAAACCACTGATCACCGGATGTAATCATTTCCGAGACAATACCTGCCGTATAATCGTTTTTAAAAAGCGTTCCAATATCAGCTATACGTCTCTTATGAAGCTTTGCGCCTTTTTGCGCCTGTATTCTCAACGTCGCGGCATCAGGATTAAAAAGTTCACGTACACTCTGAATTAAGGTCGTGAAAGTCTGCCACTCGTCAGATGTGTCTATCTTTACCCTGCGTTTTTCAATCGCTTGTACATCCATGATATTATCCTAGAGTTTGTCTGCCGCCGCCAAGAGCACCGACCCCGCGCTTTCCAAGAGCTTTATGCCGCCGCGTCTTCCCGCGAGATAATGCACCCGCCCTGATTCCCTCGGCCCCTTTTGAAACCATAGCGGGCGTTGCAAGCTTTGGCATTTTGGCTTTTGGAGTAAGTGCTTTTGATGCTCCCGCTAAAGCAGCAGAGGTCGCTGCTTTAGCGAGACCTTTTTTAGCAGCGGTTTTTACCCCCGCTTTCAGCGCGGCTTTTGGAAGAGTTTTTGCAATCGCCTGTTTAGCAGCGGCTTTCCCAACCCCCTTGGTCGTGGCAACCGCTCCTTTTTCAAGCATGGCAGAGGCTCCCATTTCTTTTAGCCCTCCCGCAGCAGACTGCGCCAATGATCCGGACCCGGCTTTTACTCCCTCAAAAGCAGCGCCCGCTGTCGCCTGCAATGCACCTGCGCCAACCTGAGCCAGCCCCGATCCAATCGTTCCTATACTGCCGGACGCAATCCCGCTTCCAATCGTACCGACTCCCGCACCCATCGTTCCTACACCGGCAGCCATTGTAGAACCTATTGTTGCCATAGTACTCCATGCCGCACCCAAAACCGCACTTGTTATAGCCGCCATAATTATTCTCCAAGAATTAACGTTGCTTCCCGAATTTCATCGCCCAAAATAAATCCATTGTGTTCGTAAATCTTCGGCAGTCCAGAACCATAAACATTGCCCTGCAATGCAAGTATATCGTACTGTTCAGCCATTTTTATCAGTTCTTTTAAAACCATGTCCACTGCTTTATAACTTTCAACCGGCGAGTTTTCAGGATTCGCTACCACCCACTCAATCATTCCATACGGCACGCCAACAGCCCTGTACAAAAATCCCGCCGCCCTGCCTTCTACTGTCACACCTTCGGGAAGCGCAGGCAGCGGAACAGGACTCCAGCCATGTTTCCGCCACCAGACACAGAGCATTTCATAATCAACCGGCAGAAAGGGGCGACAGTTCATAGGTGCTTATTTATACTCCATCTAAATAACAGTCAAGCGATTTATTTTTTTCAAGCTCCCTAAAAGAACCCATCCATGCTCGGCATTTCCAGCCACTCAAAGCTATCATTCATATTCTTCGGGGCAACCATTCCTTTATCAAGGGCCTCACACATAGTCCTGAACGCATCAGCATTATTACTTGAGGCATCATGTTCATCTACACCCATTCCCACGCCCTCCCGATTCACTTTTTCATGATAAGAAGCCAGCGTATCCACCGCATCGGCGCACTCCGCCGCAAAATGGGCATACTGCCATGCCCGGCGACAGATTTCTATAGACTGCATAATGTGGTGTCCACGTCTCGGCACGGAGGTAAACTCGATTCCTGATTCTCTTGCCCATTGCAGATTATTACCCTCAACCCCCGCAATCCCCTTATTTATATCCCACGGCGCATAGTGATTGCCGTACATATAACCCCTTGAGTTAAGAAGCCGGGCGTGTTCTGCCCATGTCTGCCCCCGACTCTCTTCATAGCCAATCAAATTGATTCTCTTAGGCTTCGGTAAATCCTCATCTGGAAACTGCACAAACCATACCGCCATCGCATCGGTACACTTCTGTGCGGTGCCCTTTCCCAAATCCCAGAAGGTATAGACCGGAAGACGAGGCTCATACTTTGCATCGTTTAACCGCCCGCCATCCTTCGCTCTGGCGTATTCGTGGGCGTAATATCCGCTCTCGTTATTAAGAACCGCCTCGTTCAAAAATTCCTGACGAGCCAGCGCATAACTGATTTCCCCTGAATCAACAAGCTTTTGAATGTTAGTATATTCCCGGCCGGTTTCCGGATTGATAGTTCCCGCTAATTCAGGATTGATATTCAATCCGTCGCCTACCCAATAGTACTGCTTCGTAATCTCAGGTACCAACCACTGCGTAAACCAGTCTTCCGCCCCGAAATTCTTCTCGAAATTCTTATAAAGGTGGTTCTGCTTGCCCCGCAATGTCCCCTGAAGTATCATCATTGCGTTGGCCTCTTCCAAAATCGGAGAAATATAGCTGGTTACGTCAGATCGGTGCAGTGAATACTCCGAAATCCCGAATGCAGCACCCCCCTGACCCACAAAATCAAGATTATCCGTACCCGAAAACTGCATTACCGACCCGTTCGGATACGTTATTTTTAAATCTTTCTCGTGCTTTGTGACGGGAAGCCCTTCCGGAATCAAGATGTCTATAAGCTTCCCCTTCCTTTCCCGTCCGCCCACTATGATTTCCTGCGTGTTGTTCCAAATCGCCCGCTCAGCCCACGCCCTCGTCGGAAAAAGATACCAATAATTACCCACTCGACGCATAGCCTCCATCTGCATCAGATTAAACATGCTGACATCTTTTCCGTGACGACGAGGCCAAGTATAAAGAAGTCGCCTAATCCCCCGCCAATAGGCTTTAAACAACGGAATCTGATACCACCTAGGCGGCAAGGCAGGCAGATAAAGGGGCTTATTCATAATTCTTTAATCTCTTCTTCCCCATATCCGCTCCCATCCCCGCTCATACTTCGCTGTCGGCGGCGGACTTTGTATTCTGCGCTCCCTCGGAAGATCAGGCCGTGTCCATATCTTAGACCCCCCGACCCTCCGTCCGGTATAAATCCCCGCCTTCATCTGTTCTCCCCCTTTCTATGGGTTTAAGTGAAATGCCTTCCTTTAAAGATGCCGCTTCTATGCTTTCGAGAAAAGAGATTGGATCAAAGCTTTCTATTGCCTCTTTTTTCAGCCAAAAAGTCAGGTGGGCAAGTTTGCCGCTCTTCTTAACCACTCCTATAAAAGATGCTTCAAAAACCCATTCCGAACCCCACTCAAACCTAAACTTTACAAAATCCATAAAATACTTACTGCAAAGGGTTTTTTCAATTTCCCCCTCTAATATCTTTTGCAGGTATGGCTGCTTTTTCATTCTCATCTCTCCTCAAACTATTTCCTTAGATGGCTTTTAACAAACTTCCCGCATGCATCATATTCATGCCGGGAGTTCCGCTCCGCATCCGTATACCGCTCCGCATGCCAATTCGGATAATCAGGCACCAGCAGCATATACCGCTCCGCATCACCGCGACTCTTTATCTCCCGCCCGTCCAGCGGGCCGCCCAGCAGTTTCAATACTCTCCCGCACCCCTCCTCTTGGCATCGCCTCACCACATCATCAACCAACATCGGCTCGTAAACAGACACAATACTTTCCACCGTAATGGGGGTGTCCCCTCCGTTTATCTGGTAATACTTGACCAATTCAATGATTTCATCAGCTCCAACACCACAAAATCTCACCCCTTGTTTAATAAACGCATCCATAAAGTCGGCATAATCAACCGACACAGACTCTCCCAACACATTTTTGATAATAATTTCCATCACCATCTCCCCTCTTCTTGACTCTCATCAGGCTCGTAATGCATCCCATCATCATCAGCCAGGTTCTCCCCCACGATCTTCATAACAGGATTCTTCATACTCCCGCCAGACAGCAACCGCTTCGCCATCACCCACCTCACAAGCCCCCAGCACGTGTCAAACGTACCCTTCTTCTGCTCCATACGCACCACATCAGCACTACAGCAGGCCGCCCCGGCTACACCAACACGGTCAAATTCGTACTTCTCCGTCTTCATGAAAAACACCATGTGAAATTTTTTTCAGGTGGTCAACCCTTTTACCCGAAATTTTTTTCAGGTAGCCGCTCTTTTGGGGCCTCCGCTCCGCTATTTCTCAGGCGGGGATGGGGGATTAATCACTTAATATACCACACCCCAAACCACCCTCCGACACCCGCCGGGGAATGCATGCTCACCCCCTGAGGGGGTAGGGGGGGCTATGGCCGCTTGGAAGCCTGATAGGCATCAGGGGCATCCGAATAATCAATGATAGCCAGGGTAATGTCCTGATCAGCCTTGGCATACCCCTCAAGATCAGCGTACAGCTTGGCCGCCTGTGCATTACCGGCCTTGACGGTCTGGGAAAGGTAGGACATTAGCTCCACGCGTGAGGTAATAGCAGCCGGTAGCGAGGGGGGGAGATTAATCCCCCCATCTTTTTTGGGGTTTTTTGGGGTTTTGGGGGTATTATCTGATATAAGCGGGCGCATGGCATTATAGAGTGCTTGGTGGATCTCTACTGTCTCTGACAGTCCCTTGATGGCCTTAACTTGCTTACCTGTGATTGCCCATAGAGTTTTATTATCCATTGATGTCCTCCTTAATTAGATTGGGTCTAAATACCACGGGGGTGGGACAGAGTCAATAGTGATCTGATCTTATAGGGGTATTGTCTTGATTGTCGTGCGCATTATTATAGGGGCTGTTAATTAGATTAAATCTAAGTTGACGTTGTAAAGCGTTGCATTGCAACGGGTTAAGTATTTAATTGGAAATAATTGGAGATAATAGTTGACCTCACACGGCCAAGAGGTTAGAGTATGCTTGATGGTTGGGACAGGCCCGGCCGCAAACCGAAACGGAGAAAACAAATGAAATATTGTAATATCAAAACCGCACTAGGCACATGGACCCTCACCTCTGATCACACTCGCCGCATCGTTAAGCGCTACCGCGTTATTCGACCGGCCTGCTCGCCGGAATACGCCTCTGCCGGGTATATTGTGGGGGTCAATGGCATGGAAAAATTTATTTGCGCGTCCGATATACGCCCGGCCTGACCGTTCAATTCGCCGCCCCGCAGGGGGCGGCTTAAAGCCGTTAAACTTACAAAGACCAAGACAGAACCAAAACCGAAATGGAGACAGAAAATGAAAGAAAATAACGAAGGAAAATACTACATCACCGTGACCGCCGAAGCATACGGCACCACCGGACAACTCTGCTTAGATGGACATAGCACCTCTGATCTGTGCTTCGAGGGGGCGGATGTGGAGTTTGACACGTTTGAAGAGGCTAAGGCCGCCGCTGAAAAGATCGACTTGAATAATTTCGTCGATTGGGTGCTCGAGGAAATGAAATTTGAAACCGTTGACACCCCCGCCGGAGGTCATGTTACCGCCGAAGTTATGGAGGGCGACGGCGGCCTGGTCGGGTATAAATATGAACATACCGACGGCGGATTTATCGAAATTAAATCAATCCGCGTCGGTTTCGAATCAGCACAGGCCGGGATCGATGTGACGTCCAGCACCTCCGCCGACCTTTGCGCGGATTGCCCTGAATGCGGACTGATAGACGCTTATGTATCCAGCGGCGAACACGCCGAAAACGGCGGCGACTTCGTCCAATGTTCTGGCTGTGGCAATTGGTTCTACATTCATTGGTAACAAAACCCCGCGCCGCTCGGGAAATAGCGGCAACAATTTTAGAACTGAAACACTAACCGAAACGGAGACAGGAAATGAAAACAGGAAATGAAAACAAAAACACGCAAACAGAATATTTAATCCAGGGGTTAGAAGACGGCATTGTTAAAGACTGCCTAACGGCTTACGGATTTGAAAGCATGGAACAGAAAGCAAGCGGCAACTGGTCAACGTGGTTTGAAGAAGTCGCTATTTATGACATAACAAACCCCGCAAGCCCCGTATTCATACAGAAACGCAAAGCGGGTAACGAATGTCCCGTCTGGGGCGAACCCTTCTCTTTGAGAGAGGCCATGACGGAAAGCGAGCGGCCTTTTTAACCGCCAACCAAAAACCGAAAGTGAGAAAGACGAAATGAAGAAAAACATAACACTCGACGGCGAACCCGCAGTGGTCGCACAAAAAGAAGATGGTTTTTTTGTTGTAAAGCGGTTGGACGGGCGCGGCGGGGATGTAGAATTTTCGCAAACCGCAGTAACGCGCATACTCTCAAAAGATGCCAACTTTATAAGCTAAATTTGTTGGAGATAATAGTTGACCTTATACGGCTAAGGGATTAGAGTTTAGATGCTTAATGGATAATGAATATCTAAATCAAACGGAGAAAAATTATGCGCCGCTAATAAAACTGCACTGAGGCAATGAGCTCAGAAAAACTCTAACTGCCCTCCTTTTTAGCGGGGGCAGTTTTATCAGCAAACCGAAATGGAGACAGGAAATGAAAATCAAACACAGCTACAGAATCGCAATCCAAACGAAATACATCGGCCCGACCAATTACAGATGGTCACGGGTAAAAGCATTCGGCCCTGACGGTCAAACACTTACCCTTGATTGGGATGATGCATTGAACATGGAAGAAAATCACGCTGAAGCAGTAAAAGCCCTTTGTAAGAAATTCGAGTGGGGCGGAACGTGGACGCTTGGCGGAACTAAAATCGGCTATTGCGCAGTACAAACGAACTAAAAAACCCCGCTTCGGCGGGTTGTAAGAACCAAACCGAAAAGGAGAAAGAGGAAATGAAAGTTGAAATCGCAGCAACCTACACTACTAAAAAAATTGAAATCACCGACGAGCTCTCAGAAAGTAGCTACGGAATCCCAGTATGTGTGATTGATAACGTCGCTTACGGCCCTGCTGATAATGCTCCTCTGTACACTCGCCTAGACAATCCCGATGATTTTATAGGAGATAAATATCCCTCTCTCGGCCGGGCTGTCCAGCATCTGGTTTGTGATGCTCAATTAAGTGACGAGGATTATGCATTCTGTCAAAAATTTTACCACCGGTGAAATAAGCCTCTGACGCCGAACCACGGTCATGCTAACACGTCATATTAAATGGTCAATTCGGGCCAAAGTAGGAAAAGATGAACAATAAAACACTGATTAAGCTTGCCGGAAACGGCGCAGGCGTGATCCCTGCTCATGAGTACCAGCAGGCAAAGAACGACTGGCCTGCGAGTGCGATTGCCGACCTGCTCCGGCTAATCGAAAAAACAGAATGAGCGATAAAATGAATTCGATGGTTAGTCTAAAGTTGAACAATCAACGAAGGAGAGAAACGTGAAAGCAGAACACGACGGAATAAAACTCACACTAACAAAACCAGAAAGCCTCTTGCTCAAAGAGTTGGCTGGGAAAATAACAGGGCAAATGATAACAGAGCAAATGAAGCTTACAGGCGAACATGGTGCCTTCTGCGATAATCTTTACGATTTGCTTTGTGAAGACTAACGACAAGATAACCAGCGGGAAAACCGCGAAGGGGTCAAGATGAAGGATAAAATTTCGGGCGGTTTTCACCGTATGGTTCATTTTCTGGTTAGTTTTTTTACTCTGCGATACGAGATTCAAGAGCGTTTAATGGGAGGACAAAACTACTGGATGATTGACAGAATCTACATGGGAGAAAGAGTGTTTTTTGAACGGTGGAACACGCCTGAGTCAGCCCAAAAACGTTTGGATGAACTTAACGGATTCATAAACTAACGACAACCATGAGGCTGAAGAGCCGAAGAAGAAACAATGACTGAAACAAAAAAGCGTGACGGCCTTGATAGCCTCGATGAACTGATTAGCCTACTGAAAGAGCGTCCCGGTCGGACTTGTACTGAGATCGGAGAATCTCTGTGGGGCGGAACAATGACCGCCAAAGCGAGAGACCGCCAGCACTACGCAAGACCGGCCGGCAAGCTGGTCAAACGAGCAATGGCACTTGGGCTTGTGCGGGAACGCCGCATCTTTGGGAAAAGACATATGCGCCGTGAATTCTTAGCACGCTAATGCATGAATGAAACTGAAGAAACGATGCGATCTGGCACGACTACAAGGACAAGGTGCGTCCGATCATTGAGCGTGCCAACGCAAATGGTGACTCTTCACCGGAAACCACGAAGGAGATTACATGAGCAACAAAACAAAAAAGCAACCGGACGGGTCGGTGATAGAGTCCAACAAATTGTTGGATGATTTGGTCAAATTGGTCAAGGCGGTCGAGACGGAAACATACGGCGGAATCTACGTCTGCGATGTTGACGAAACGAACTGGTTTGACATGAGGGATGAAGTGTTGGTTAGAGCAACATCCAACGCCTGCTGTCAGCCTGAGAGAGCGGAGTGAACGATAGGATGAACGCGCTTGTTGAATTTCAATTTGAACAGAGGAAAGAAAATGGATGTTGAAAACTATAAATTTAAGAAGGGTCAAAAATTCCACCTTGATTCCATCTACTCAGTCCAAGGGTTGGGTGGGGGTGATTGGTGGGAACACGAAGACGATTGTGAATATTCCGACAACGTTATAATCACAAAAACCATTGAAATAAAAATCAATGTTAAAATCACGGATTGAAATTCAACAGGTGATATAAATATAAAAAGTCCATCTACGAAGATATTAAAGGAGAAAAGATGAACTATACATTGCCAAATTCCGGAAATTACCCTCCGGGAATGACCGATGCCGACTACCGCCACGTTAACGGTGAGGAAGAGGAATTCGATGAAGGGGCCGATCCGAGGGATGATGCGCATGATGGGAAAGATTATGACAAAAGAAGAAAATAGAATCAGATGTCTTGATTACAGAAATCGCAACAGGGAAAAGATGCGTGAGTACGAACGGAAACGGTCACAAACAAGAACAGCTAGAGCACCTGAAAGAGAATGTTTGCTTTGCGGGTGTATATTCAAATCATACCGGAAAGATCAAAAATATTGCTCTAAATCATGTCAAGCAAAACACGCCAACACGGGGCGCGTACAACCACGAAGTGCTGTTGAGGCCAATAAGATTGCGCGAGAAAACCACCCCAACACAGGACGGTTTGAAACAAACAAGCATGCAAAACATTGGCGTATTACTGATCCTCATGGATGTAACTATGAATTTGATAACCTTGAGCATTTTGTTAGGAATAATTCTGAATTGTTTGAAGGTGGGGATGTGGAAAGCGACCCCAGCCTTGCCGCGCACCAGCTTCGGCGGCTTCGACCCGACAGAAAGCACAGGATAAATTCATGGAAGGGCTGGGCTTGGAATTTCAATACTGCCAACAGAAACATAAATGGAAAAAGGAAAACACAATATGAGTGATGATCTGTTTGATATTTGCGAGCGAAAACACGGCGGAAATCCAAATTCCGTCGCCGCCAATGAGCGCATAGTTCCATCGAAAGATGCGGTCAGAGCGAGGGTGCTTGAGGTTGTCCGGCTCCACTCGCAGATAACGCTTGCAGAACTAGCTGAGATGTGGGGCGTTGAAAAGAACACCATTTCCGGCAGGTTCAGCGAGCTGAAAACCCGTGGACTAATCGAACAGCGAGGCCGCCGCGACGGGTGCGGCATTTGGCGGCTGTGCAGATGAGAAAGAATATGACAGATTCAGATTATTTACAGGATGCGCTAGACGCTCAGGACAAGGAATTGCGACGAGAAAAAACAGCTCGCTTGAGAAAAAGATTTCGAAACAGAAATAAATTTCTACCAAAACTAAAACGGGCAATTAGAAATTTCCACCTAAACCGAGGCATAGATTAAAAAACAAGGAGAAATAACATGAGTGATAACCGGACATTTGAAAGCGAGATTGACCAAATAAGAAGGACGATAACAAATCCCAATATGTCTCCGGAAGACGAAACGGAAACATTAAGGCTTATTCTGAAAATTATTTTCCATCAGGGGGGCATTGAGGCCATGAACCAGTGTAGAAAGGAAATGAAGGAAATATAATATGAAAACCACTACCCAAGATGGCCACACTCTTCCGATACCGCTTGAACACTTCGGAAGTCCGGCAGAAAAAAGTGAATTGCAAAAATCCGTGGGCGCTTTATTGAAACGCAAGAACTGGTTTCGCGGCGAAGCTCACCAGCCAACAGGAAAACCCAAACCTTAGCCTTGCACTTATAAGGGTATAGGTGTAGAGTGCCGTTCAGTTAAACGAAAGAAGGAGAAATCGAAATGATGCGCACAATAATTTTTCGCGGAAAACGGATTTACAGAGATAACGGAACCGATTTTGTTTATGGGTTCTATGTTTACAATAAAATTCTGAAACAACACCGGATAAACACACCATCGGGTGGGTCTGCGGAAGTCTCCCCCGCCACAGTCGGGCAGTTTACGGGGCTTCTTGATAAGGAAGGCAAGGACATTTACGAAGGGGATATTGTCGAATATGATTCGGCAAAAAATGAGTATGGCGGCAAATTATTTGTCAACATGGTTTGCTGGGATTATGCGCGAAGCCAATGGGCCCTATCACCTTATTCCCGCCCTTATTATCTTGGCGAGGAAATGAGAGTCATCGGCAACGTAACAGATCACTCCGAACTGTTGGAGAAATCGAAATGAAACTAATTCCATCACTTAATGACACCGGCGAATGCTACACGTTTAGAGATGCGGACAATGGAAACTTTATTGTTGGGCATGAAAGCCGTCATGACGCGCTTGGCTTGGCTCGGCACATTCTCCTGCTGGATCAAGATCGAAACTCGTCAGAAAAACTGGCAACTGCAGAAAAGAATTTTGCACTTACAGCAAATACTTTTGCTGACAGAATCCTTAACGGGGAAAGCGCGGAAGACCTAAAAAAGGAACTCACAGAGAGGACGTTCCAGCTTACGGAAATAATTATAAACGGACAGGAAGCCGGGCTTGATGAATATCGGGCTAAAAGGAGTGACTGATGCAAGTAAACTTAACGGGAATCCAAGCGGAAGCAAAAAAGAACTTTGAGACATTTCAAACCCTTCGACCTGTAGGAGCGGTAACCCTTGTCCACGACAAAGAAAACGAATACGACTCTTTTTGCATTCAGGTTTTTTACGGGGATATTTGCCTGGGCTATATCCCCGCCCTTAAAAAAGGGGGGGAATACATTGGAAGCGAACTCCAGAAACACATCATTGATAACAATATCACGACCGCTTTAATTAACTCATACCAGTATTTGGACGAAAAATTCACACGAGGCAAAGGCGATTTTGAATATGTTGATGAACACCTAGGGTGGAACGATCAACACAAAGGCCACCTTCAATCTGTTACCCTTGAAATTGACATTCCTGAAAATGATTCCGGCAGGGCCATTGGCGGAAAATATCTAAGAGTCACCACTTTCATTTCCTACTTTGCCCCCTATGGAGGGAGTGACGGACTAATTAAATGGGCATTTAATCAGGCAGATACCTATGATGGCTACAGGAAGCGCCTTGACAGGCTATCTGAGGACGGAACGGCTATGCATGCATCCATCGAAGCCTATTTAAACAGAACACGCTCTGCGGGCGAGCTGGAGGCTCTGCCGGACGGATGGCTTAATTTTGTCAATAAGTACGAAATTGACGTTATCGAGACGGAAAAGCGGTTCTACGACAACACGCTGGGCGTGACCGGCCAGCCCGACCTGCTTTGTTTTCTCCGAAAGCGTGGTAGTGAGGATGAATTTAAATTAACCGTAGTGGATTGGAAATCCAAAAAGAAGCCGTCTATGAAAGAACAGCTACAGCTATCCATCTACTCGAAAAATAAAAGCTTTGAAGACCAACCGGTTGAGCAGGCCATAGTTGTTTGTTTCGGTGCAGAAAATGCACAGGGCTTTACTACGGCAACCTATAAGCGGGATAAAATTGAAGCCACCTATCAGGCAATGATATTGCTTCGGAAGGTCATGGAGGGGTGCGGTGTGTGGGTTCACGAAAGTAAATACTGGGGAATCCCGCGAAAGGAGATCAAATGAAAACAAAACGCTGGCGGGTTCCCTGTATGGTTCAACTTCTGGTTGGGTTGTTTAAGAAAGACACCAATCTGTGCCTTAAATGTAAATACCTTTCAGAGGATGGTATCTGCTACGAACTCTCAAACCGCGTGTGCTGTGCTTGTCGCCCAGATCACCGGAACAAATGCAAGGACTTCAAAAAGAAGTAAACCCAACGTTGAGATAACTTGCGAGTGCTTTTCTCGTCAAGTTAATTGACGTGTTATGCTAAAAACTAAAGGAGAAAACAAGATGAATGTAATAATTAATCCAGGCACAGAAGCAGTTGAACAAGCAACAATTGAAAACGCAACAATAAATATGAAACAATTAATTGAAGATTCTGGGCAAACTGGCGTTACTTTTGAACGAATAAAAAAACAAGATGCTGAAGGTAGATTTGCTTTCAGATTAAAAAGTGAGAAGCACAATTTTACAATCGGTGTTGATATGCCTGGTTGTGATTTAGAAAAAGTTCAAGCAAGTAAACCATTTTATTCGCCAAGATTGTATATTGACGGTTCAAGTTGGCTTTGGGGATATGCACTTGGATTTATAGATTTTGATAGAGACAAATAAGCATAACGTTTGAAATGAGTTTCCGAACACATAAACATGGAGAAGAAAAATGGGCGTTATTGAGGTAAATTCAATTTCCTTGTTCGATTCAGCTCTTTGCTGGTGGCAAAGACGAAGACCTTTAATCTGGACTCAGGAGCAACATCTTGAACATCCAACGATAAACTGTGTTGATTCAGCAGAGCACAGGCTTGCCGAAAATGTCGCACGAATCGTCAAGGAATCGACTGAATGAGACTGAAGAAGGGGAATACTATGGATGATGTAAGATGTACAAAATGTGGATGCCAAATCAAACCGACTTATGAGTGTGCGTGTCGCGCCCCTTCTGATAGTTCTCGATTGACTGGTTCTGTTTCTCAACGGTTAATCGAAGCTGAAGACATCCTCTCGGATTTATCGACAGGGTTTTGGGTTTCAACGCTAGACGATGCTGATGTGCCAGTGAATGTTAAGATGGGACAGCGTGTTTTGAATTACTGGAAGAAACAGAACGTCACGCATGAGCCTTGCGGAAAAAGGCTTTAAATTAATCCGGCGCGTTGTCCGCATAGGTTCTATGCGCTGGTTAGGAGAAAAGGCTATGGCGAATTCAAGATTATATATTTACGAC